CATTGTCTTTTCAAGCTGTGCGACCTGATGCTCAGGGAACCGATCGGGAAACAGCAGTTCGCCCTCGATCGTGCGCGGGTCGGCCGGAGAGCGGCGGTCCGCTTCGAACCGCATCGGCAGACAAAGGTGGGTGTATCCCAGATCAATCGCCACGGCGGAAACGTCGGACTCGTGCAATCGCTGCATGATGATTACAATGGCCGAATCTTCATTATTGACACGAGACGGTAGGGCTTCCCGGAATGTTGCAACGCCCGTAGCAAGTTTCTGCACGCTATTGGCGTCTGCAACACTGTGCGGGTCATCAATTAAAACCCTGTCGCCGCGCGATCCGGTCATACCCTCAAACGCCATGGCTTCCCGAAACCCTGTCTTGTCGTTCTCAAACCGCAGCTTGGCGTTATTGTCGGCCATCAGGTTCGTCGGCCAGCGTGTCTGATACCATTGCGACTGAATCAGGCGACGGCATTTCATTGCGTCCCGCACGGCCAAGTCTTGCTTGTGCGCCGTGCCGAGGAATCGCATGTGGGGCATTTCCTTTGGCCCCCATTCCCACGATGGCCAGATCACGCCGGTCAACAATGACTTCATTGTGCCGGGCGGGACGTTCATAAGCAGGCGGTTGATGTCGCCGCGCGTGACGGCCTCCAGGTGCGCGCAGATGGCGTCCAGCGCCCAGCCCCACTTGAGCGGTGTGGACGGCTCCAGGACGTGCCATGCGCGCCGTGCGTAGTATGCCAGCGATCTGCGGCACAGTTCCTTTTCAGCTGCAATTATGTCAAGCGGAGTCAGGTGCATCGCCAAGCGCCACAATTTCTGCCAGGGCTTCAGGTGAAAGGCGGGACAGGTCCAGCGCGGCCTTGGGCGACATGCTCCGATCTTCGCTGATCAGGTTCACGTCAGACTTTTCACGCCACCCGGCGCGCGTCTTCAGCCAGAAGATCATTGACGCCGTATCGCCGCCTTTGGCTTTGTTGAACAGCTTGCCGCCGATTGTCGCGTTTGCGTTGACCGTCGACAGGTCCAACTCGTCGCGGTAGTGCAGGCGCAATGTCTTTTTGTCGATGCCTATCACGCGGGCGATCATTTCCTGCGTCGTCCCAACCGTGGCGTGAAGCTGCACCAGCTTGCGCTGCGCATCGCTTGGCGCGTGGGGTTTACGTCCGCGGGGGTCTTTCGGCATTTCCATCATCTGCCCAATATAGCGCGGGTAATTATAGATGACAAGGGGCTTGCGCCCCGAGCCATTGGGTGCAGACCGCCCGCGCCACAACTTCGGTCATTTTGGGCGGCACACTCATGCCGATCATATACTTGCCGATCTTGTCCGAATTGGCTTGATAATCGTCAGGGAATGATCCGAGGCGCTTCCATTCGCGGTAGGTTAGTTTTCGGCATTCTGACCAGTGTATAAAAATGTGACTGGTTGCAGTCAATGTTCCACATGGCCTGCTGTCGTCTAGCTTTTTGTGCTGAAACAGACTCTGCTTACCTTTGACACGAGCAACCGCAGCACCATAGTTTTGACCTTTTACTGTGCCCTTCCACCATGATAAATCCGACTGGCGCGGATGCGTATCTTTCAATTCTGCATCCGTCAAATCCTGCACATCTGCACAAGCCTCGCCCGCGCTGATCCATCGGTGGGTCGGTGCAAGCTGCAACGGCGGCACGTCAATGTCATTCCGAACGGCGCAGAAAAACACCCGCTCACGCCGTTGTGGCACACCGCAGTCAGCCGCGTTGATCAGGAACAGTTGCGGCCGATATCCTATTTCACGAAACCGGGCCATGATCAGCTTGGTGTATCCCTTGGCGTTGCCGAGGATCATACCTTTGACGTTTTCAGCAATTGCCACCTTTGGCTTGAGGCGTTCTACAAGATCGAGATAGTCAAAAAATAGATCGCTAAGGACTTGCTTGGCCTGACCTTCACGGAAACGCTTATCCTTGCCCCATGCCTTTTCGCGGCTGCCCGCCATGCTAAATGTCGAACACGGCGGGGATCCGTCCAGAATATCCAGATCAAACAACTCAGGCGGCAAATCCCCTGTAATCAGATCACCGATAGGGCAAAGGAAATAGTGCTTAGGCTTCAAGTTGCGCTGATAATGCCAAGCCATTTCCGGGTCGATATCATTGGCCGCGACAATCTCACAACCGGCACGCTTGTAGCCCATGCTTGAACCGCCACCGCAGGCAAACGTTGACATGACCTTGACGCCATTTTTTGGCACGTTGTCCAGGTCGGCCAGCATCCATGCGCAGTCAGGTTTATTCGTCATATTCAAATCCACATTTAGGACATTTGTGATCCATTGCGTAAGCGTCCGGGTCGATTTCTTTTGAACTACTGTCGGGCGCGTCCATGTCCGGCTGAAGGAACAGGCCTGCAATCTCGCCCAATTCAAACCCGGTCAGCGTCAGGTCAAAGCCCGCCGCGTCCAGATCCTGCAACTCGATCTTCAGCAGGTCGTTATCCCACCCGGAGTCCAATGCAGTGCGGTTGTCTGCCAGCACGTAAGCGCGCCTCTGCGCTTCACTCAGGTGTGCCGCGTCGATGGTCGGTAGTGTATCAAGCCCCAGCTTTTGGGCCGCCATGACGCGCCCGTGACCGGCGATGATCCCGTTCTGCCCGTCCGTGATGATCGGGTTGAGGAACCCAAACTCCCGGATCGAGGCGGCAATCTTATCGACCTGGGCGGGGCTGTGCGTGCGAGCGTTGCGCGCATACGGCACAAGGCTGGCGGTCGGAACGGTTTTATAGGAGGGAAAATTATTTCCCTTCGGTGCGGTCGGCATCATACCTCATCCTCCATCAGCGCAATTTCCGCCACGATGGCGTCCCGCATGACCTGCACCCACCGTCTCCCCACCCTGACGTCACGCGCCTTCTCCCATCATCACAGTCTCAGCAGCAGACCGCACCGCGTCAAGATCGTCCAGCGCGCCAAGGACCGTCTTGAGCGCGGTCCGCAATTCGTCCAACTCGTCCAGCGCCTCTTGGAGCTCCTTTTCGACCGAAGCGTGGTCGTCAGGGTCGATCGCTCCGGACCGCAGGTCGTCCAGTTCATCCCAGACAAATGCGAGGCTGGGCCAGCGCTCCCGGTGATGGAGCGTGGTATCGGTGTCCACCCGCGCGCAGGCGGCGTGTGTGTCGAATTTGTTCCGGGGCATCTGCATGGTGCGTCTCCTGTTGCGTTCGGCCGATATTGCCACCTATTGCCGGGGCGTGCAAGGCATATCTGCACGCTGCGCCGCATTGTAAAGCCAAATAAGCACCTGTCCGGACCTGTCCACCAATAAGTCTTTGATTTTGCTACATAACCAGCGATTGCGGACAGCTCAGACAGCAATCTACCTCTGAGCCTATGGCGAATGATAAAGCATCCATAGTAATTATAGTAATTATAAACACATCATTTTCTCATACCTTATGAAACACTTGAATCCTCTGGTCCAACATGTCCAGTAGCATAAAAAACTAAACAAATCAGACGCTTAAAGGTGGACAGGCCATGTGTCCAACGGACCAGACTCGCTGTCCATCAGGCATAAAAAAGCCCCGCCACAATTTAACGGGGCGGGGCGTTATTTTACAGACCGGGCATTTTAATTACTGTTGACCGCAATGGGCCGCCGTCTCCCAATCGTTGCGCTGCATCATAGAGCGCAATGACATTTGCTGGCCCTTGTCCCGTCAGGTCTGCGGTGTGATATAGCCGAGTCTTTGTCGATGCCTTCCGAAATCGATCCACTTCAAGAGGGGACGTGTTGCAGCGGATCGTGTGCCTGTAGCCTATCTGCTCAAGCTGGCGCGCCAGATACGGCCCCCCAGGAACTTTCAGGTCTTCAGACTCCAGCAGATCGCGCACGGCGTTGATCGAAACCCAACCGCCCCTGAAACCTGCGGCCCCTTCCGTCACCGCCGCCCTGATCAACCCTATGGCTGCCCCGTCACCCGCGTGCATCGCCTCAGCCGTGCTGGTCGTCACAGGGGCGCGGGACGGCGCCACATCAAGCGCCATGTGGCCCAGATAGCCCCGCACCGCCTCGGCCCCTCCTGCGCCCCACCAGTCATAGTATGACCCCCACCAGTCGCCCCCACCGCCGGTCCACCATTCGGCATAGAACGCCCGAGCGGCGTCATCCTCGGTCTGTAGGGCTGAAATGAAGTGCGCATACCGTCGCTCGCCAGGCGTGGCCAACATGCAATGCAGGTGGTTGGTCGTGAATATCCAGTTCGTGAAGTTCTGCGTGTCGTAAGATCCTTTTCCCTTACCGTGAATGTGAGCGTCGTCATCGGTGATCCATGGTTTGATTTTTTCCGACAACACCGACAATTCGCGTTTGCTGTGGTCGCCGATCTCGTTGACCAGAATCAGCGTCTTGCGGTCCATGTAGCCATTGAAATCGGTGGCGATGACGTCAGGCGACGGGTGCGCGACGTTCTTGCGCCCATGGCAATACGCGACGGCTTGAAAGATCGTCCCTTTGCCGCAACCCTGCGTTCCCTGCATCACCGGCGCCCAGCGCAACATCACGCCGGGACGCTGCACCAAGTTTCCCAGAATTTGCAAGAGCGTGTGCTGATCTGAGGCTTCCGGAAAATTGACTCGGATGATGTGCATGAACGGGGCGATCGCGTCAGCACCGACGGCCGGGGCGGGCGCCGCATGTCCCGGTTCATAGACGTTGCGGATCTTGCGGGCTTTCTCGTCGTAAAATTCAACACCTGTCCGCGGGTCATATCCTGTCGCGTGATAACTGAGCGTGTCGGGATGTTCCCACCAATAATCCGCCGCCAGCTTGGCGCGGGCATTGCCGGTGGCCTTGTCCTCGATCATGATCGGCGGAAGCTGCGCCATGGCGTCTCGGAATTGCGTGCGGGCCTGGGGCTGCATCCCGCCCCTGCCATCCACCGCCACCGCCTGCCCGGCCTCGTTTCGGACAATGAAATAGTAGTTCAACTCTGCATATTCCGGCGTCTGCAACGCAATCGCACCTTTGGCCGCCAGAAAAACCGTGACAGCCCGCTTCACCGCCGCCTGCATCTTGGCTTTGACGCCGTGCGGTTTGCATTCGTCAAACACCGTGTCGCGGTCCGCAGGTGAAAGCCTCGCAATCTCATCGGCCAGCAACTCTACGGCTGTCAGGGGGTTGTCCTTGATCCGCGCACAGATCAGATCGACCACACTGGCCGCCCGCGGCGCGCTGGGCATGCCATGCGGCGCCACGCTGTCAGGGGCTGCCGACATCCCGGCAGGGACATGCGACGGGCCGGGCATGTTCAACAGGCGGTGACGCGCACCAATGGCCGCAACGTCCGCCCCGGCCTGCCGCGCATGGTAGCCGATCGTCCCCATGCCGGACCCGCCGTTCTTGCCAGGCGTGAAAGATGCAAACCGCTTGCGCAGTTCCTTTGGGTCATAGTGTCGGCTGCGGCTTGACCACACATCCGCAACTTGCAGGCCGTCATCGCTGCCCCCGGATACGTCCACGATGGCTGCAATGATCGTGTGCCAGTGCTTGTCGCCACCTTGGCTGTCCGCTTCAAGATCGGGGCTGATGTGGGAAAGCAATTCCTCCAGCTCGGCCAAGCTGGACGGTGTGTCCCTGCGTGGCGCTGGCATCACGGGCGCTTCGACCGTCAGCCTGTTGTGGAACGTGCCTGCATCGTGCGATGACGTGCGGATCATGCGGGACATGTGCGGCACGCTGGCAGGCTTCAGGTGCCAGAACCCAGGTAGGCGCATCACGCGCGGCGAGTCCTTGACGGCTGGATCACCGTTGAATTTCTTGATCAGCGCGGCCTGTAGCGGTGTGAACTGATCAATCGTCACGTCATTGACAAGCCAGTAGGCGTGCCATTTGCCCGGCGAACTTTCCACTTCGATGTGGGGGGTTTCCCATTCCCGGACAGGCTCAATCGGTGCCCCGTCAAGATCCAGCCAAAGCGCCCGAACCCTTGTGATATTCTCGGCTTTGCGGCCCGTGCCGTCCGTTGCATTGATGGTGATGAACACGCCTGCGCCGCGGCGTTGCATCTCGGTCAGACTGGCAGCATGTTCCGCAAGCGTGCCGTGAAACATGCGGGCCAAGCGGTTGTCTTTCCGGCCCGAGTCGTCATCGAATGTCTGGAATGTGAATGAGGCTGCATCCGGGTCAAGTGACTTGAGAAACGCGGCGGCCTGCGCCAGATCGGGCGTCACGGTGTTTCACCATGTT